CGGTGCTCGTGTTTGGATAGAAACTGAAGCAGAAGTAACTATTCTTCAATAAAAGTATTTTCATTTTTATTCTTAGAAAGAATTTATGAAACCCGATTACAATTCAATCAACGACGATGATATGTATATCTACGATATCTTTCGTGAGCAAATCGTTAAGAACCTGGGTGGGGGCTATCACCGGTTCGACACTGTGCCTGTGAGCCACGGCGAGACTGCCATGCTTGGACTGTCTCTCAAGAATTTTCTGTGGATGTGGAAACGTTTTCAAGAACCTACAAAGGAAGAAGCATGACTACTAAAAAAGTTAGCCTTCGCCAGATGGCTGAAGACCTGGGCTATGTGAAGAAGTTTGGCAAGTATTGGGAGTACGATTATTTCTCTATGTGGGATAACTACGGAGAAGGCCCGTGCGGTACGGCTATGGGTTCTGACTACAACAACACTCCGATTACTGCCGAACAAATGAAAGAAGAATGGATTAAAGAATACGGAAACGAGGCGCAAACAACATGATGGATGTTGAGTCGGTGGTGCAGCGGCTGTTTTCATTGGAGACTAAGTACTATGACCTCCAAGACAGATACCAAGCATTGATCCACCAATATGAGATTCTGAAAGAGAAATATGAAGCGGTTAGTGCTGGACATCGAAACGGACAGCAAGCACTCTACGATTCACCTAGCGGTGACGCGGGACATTGACACAGGCGAAGTAAAAGTATGGAAACCAGCAAGCAACCTCGGGGAATTTTTAAAGGACGCTACGTTGATAGTAGCCCACAACGGAATAAGCTTCGATTTTCCGATATTGAACAGGCTTTGGAATACGAGGATTCTTACGAGCCAAGTGTTCGATACGTTGATAGCGTCAAGGTTGCTAGAGCCGAGCAGAGAGCAAGGGCACAGCCTCGACGCGTGGGGAAAGACGCTGGGGAAGGAGAAGATTGACTATGCGAAGGTCTGGGAATGGATCGAAGGACGAAGACAAGAGTATCCTGGAGAATGTTTTGACAAGCCCCAAGAGAATTTGCTTGTTGATTATTGCATACGGGATTGTCTTGTTACTGACCGACTCTATGCTCACCTTTGTAAAGAACTGAGCAAGAAAGAGTTTAGCCAGCAGTCTATTGACCTAGAACACAAGGTAGCCTTCATCATCTCAAGGCAGGAACGTAATGGATTCAAACTTGACCTACCCTTCGCAACCATGCTACTTGCTGACATCCAAGGAAAACTGGATGAAATATATGAGTCAATGCAACAGCGGTGGCCTCCCTACGAAGTCCCGAGAGTCAGTGAGAAAACAGGCAAGCAACTCAAGCCGCTGCTGGTTACTTTCAACCCCGGCAGTCGCAAGCAGATCGGAGAAAAACTGATAGAACTGGGCTGGAAGCCTAAAGACTTCACTCCTACGGGGCAACCTATAGTAGATGAATCTGTGCTATCCAAGGTTGACATGCCCGAGGCGCAAATGATTGCAGAATACCTGCTGCTTCAGAAGCGCATCGCGCAGATCAAGTCGTGGATTGACGAGGTAGGCAACGACGGCAGGGTACACGGCAAGGTCATCACCAACGGGGCCGTAACTGGCCGCATGACGCACAGTAGCCCTAACATGGCTCAGGTGCCTAATGCTGGTTCTGTCTATGGCCCAGAGTGCCGCCAATGCTGGACTGTTGAAGACGGGAACATGCTGGTGGGCTGCGATGCCTCTGGCCTGGAACTGCGTATGCTGGCCCATTACATGCAAGACAAGGACTACACCCATGCTGTCGTTTCAGGATCGTCGAAAGACGGAACGGACATCCACACGAAGAACCAGAAAGCGGCTGGCCTACAAACGCGGGATCAGGCAAAGACATTCATCTACGCCTTCCTCTACGGGGCAGGGCCAGCGAAGATCGGCAGCATTGTTGGTGGTTCTGCAAGGGACGGACAAAAACTTATTGATTCCTTCCTTGATGCGACTCCCGCGCTCAAGGCTCTACGAAATAAGGTATCCAAGTATGCAGGCAAGGGTTATGTACCGGGGCTTGATGGTCGCAAGATATGGGTACGCTCCGAGCATTCAGCACTTAATAGCCTACTACAAGGCGCAGGCGCGATTGTAATGAAGCAGGCCCTTGTGTTGTTTGACGAGAAGATCAGGCGCAACCGGTGGCCTGTAAAGATGGTTGCCAACGTCCACGATGAGTTTCAGTTTGAATGCCCAGCAGACCTGGCTGACACAGCAGGCGCAGCGGCCAAGCAGAGCATCATTGAGGCTGGTGAATACTTTAACCTACGCTGTCCTTTGGACGGGGAGTATAAAATTGGACGTAACTGGCGAGAAACCCACTGACCGCATCGTAGTGGATGTGTTCAAAGACTCTTATCAACTCAGCCACACAGCGGGGTTAGACATCATGGAGGTTGCCACTCTGTTGTATTTGTGCCTACAAGAGATCGAAAAAACCCTAGACTCTTGCGAGGATATTCCAACTATGCTACAATAGCGTTTTAGCGGTTGTGGCGAAATAGGTAGACGCAAGGGACTTAAAATCCCTCGCCAACAGGCGTACCGGTTCGAGTCCGGTCAGCCGCACCATAGCCCCTGTAGCATGAAGGTCGTGCAGTTGCCTTGTAAGCATCAGGTCCTGGATCGTTTCCGGGCAGGGGCACCATTAACTTTAAGGAAAATGAAATGAGCATTTCTGAGAAACCCGTCAAAATCTCCGGTCAACTGTTCTGGTCTAACTGGATGAGCGAACTCAACACCAAGTTCAACGAAGACAACAAGAAGTACGAATGTACCCTTGGTGCTCTGTCGGACAAGGCTGTGGAGGCTCTGGAAGGTCTGGGCGTGAAGATCAAGGAAAAAGATACGATGGGTAAGTACATCGTCGCCAAGTCAAACTTCGTGTTTGAGCCGGTAGACGAAGACGGCAACCCTGTGGACATCAAGAAGATCGGTAACGGCACCAAGGCAGTCGCCATTGTGTCCAGTTACCGCCACAAAATGTCTGCCAAGTACGGCGCTGCTCCCAGCATCCGTAAGTTGATCGTAACTGAACTCAAGGTATACAGCCCCGATACGGCCCTCAACGAAGAAACGGATGATGTCCTCTAAACTGGCTTTGGTTGATGCCGACGTAATGGTTTATCGTGTCGGCTTCGCCACCGAGGATAACTCTGAGCAACTGGCTCGGGCACGGCTTGTCGAGTGGTTTACAGACATTGTGTACATCGACCTTAAATGCGATGACTACAAAGCCTGGATTACCGGCAAGTCCAACTTCAGGTACGACATTGCCAAGCATGTTCCTTACAAGGGCAATCGCAAAGACCTGAAAAAGCCCAAGCACTATGCTTACCTTCGGGACGTACTGGTTAAACGGCTACACGCAGAGGTGACAGAGGGCGAAGAAGCAGATGACGCTGTTGGCATTGCTTCTACCCTGCATCCCGATGCGTGGATCGTCCATGTCGATAAAGACCTGGATCAACTGCCGGGTAACCACTACAACCCGGTAAAGAAAGAGAAGTATCAAGTGACACCATTTGAGGGGTTGCAGGCTTTCTACAAGCAACTGCTAACTGGTGATCGTACAGACAACATCGAGGGTGTTTACGGCATCGGCCCTGCAAAGTCTGCAAAGATCATCAAGGGGTGTCAAACCGAGGAAGAACTATTTGAGGCTGTATGGAAAACTTATCAGAAACACAACCAGCCTATCGAAAGGCTACTGGAAAACGGGCAGCTGCTGTGGCTTCGCAGGGAACCGGGGCAAATCTGGTGTCCTCCTTCCAACTCGCCGGTAGCACCTGGTCAGTCCAGTTAAGCTCCGACATCACAGAGATGGGCTACTGCGACTCAGAGTGCAACGTTATCAAGATTCGCAGCAACCTTAGCGATCAGGCACGGCAGGCTACCTTCTACCATGAACTCATCCACGCCATCCTGTTCACTATGGGTCAGACAAACCACAACGAGGAGTTTGTAGACACCTTTGGTGGTTTCATGCACCAGTTTATGAACACTAAAGAATGAAGACTTCCAGCGCAAAGCAAAAAGGTCGTAAGCTACAGCAGTGGGTACGCGATAAGATGTACCAATACTGCCACGCTCTACGGCCTGGGGATGTGGAATCAACGTCTATGGGTGCCGGGGGTGAGGATGTCAAGTTGTCTCCCCATGCCCGTGACTTCTACCCCATCCAGATTGAGTGTAAGTCTTACGCCAAGTTTGCCATTTACGATGTCTACAAGCAAGCCTGTACGCACGGCACCTATGAGCCGGTAGCAATCATCAAACAGAACAACTGCAAGCCCTTGGCTGTGGTGGATGCTGATTATTTCTTCCGCATGTTCGGACACGAAAAGAACCCTAACGTATGAGCGACATTCACTTTACAGTAACGCATCTGCGCGACAACGAAGACGGGTCAGCAGACTTTACTTTCAACATGTCAGACGAGCAAAAGAACAACATTGTGCGGTGGGCCATCATTGAGATGCTCCGCAAAGCAATCGAAGAAGGAAAGAACCTTGACCCAGGTAAAGACAATTTGGAAGACGCCTGACGCTGAGTACCTGCTAGCGTTCATGGCCAGGGTGTCTAACCCGCACAACCAACACAACAACGAATCGGCTCCCAAGCTGCTGCGCTACCTCATCAAGCATAAGCACTGGAGTCCTTTCGAGATGGTGTCGGTCTGTATGGAGATCAAGACAACCCGCGACATTGCCCGTCAAATCCTGCGCCACCGTTCCTTCAGTTTCCAAGAATTCAGCCAACGCTATGCCGTTGCCGACGACTTTGAAACCAGTGAACCCCGGTTGCAGGACGAGAAGAACAGGCAAAATAGTATCCCCGTCGAAGACCGGGAACTGTACAAGTGGTGGGAAGACCGGCAAACCGATGTACTTGTAGAGGCTAAACGAGCCTACGCCGAAGCCCTCAACAACGGTATTGCCAAAGAGGTTGCCCGTAAGGTTCTGCCTGAGGGACTCACCATGAGCAGTATGTATATGTCTGGTACGCTGCGTAGCTGGCTACACTATGTAGACATCCGCTGCGGCCCAGAGACACAGAAGGAGCACCGCGACGTAGCCCTCCTGTGCAAAGCCGAACTAGAGAAATACTTTCCTAATGTAATGGAAGCCTTTAACGGAGTCTAATATGACAGACGACAACGAATACATGAGTCACTACACTTTTGCCTATCGAAACTTCGATGAGAACAAAAGCGTAGAATTCAACCAATCCTTCGACGACTGCGTTACCTGGCCTACTGTGCTGAATGCCTTTACTGACTTCCTGAGCAGCGTGTACGGCTACGATGTGTCAAGCAAGGTGCGCATCGAGGCCAGCAAGTATGGCATCGACCAGGGCTGGTCTGGTGGCTACTTTGACAAAGACGACGCGGATGCTCAGTTTGTAAAGAAAGCAGACCGCGACGAATTCTATAACATGTTTGATGACGGCCAAGATGAAGATTTTGCTTCTTGATATTGAATCAGCACCGAACACTGCGTTTGTTTGGGGTCTCTTTCGTCAGAACATCAGCATCTCTCAAATCGTTAACTCGTCTGAGATGCTGTGCTGGGCCGCTAAGTGGCTCGGTGACGACAAGGTAGAGTTTGCCTCTATCATGGGCGGTAAGCGTAAGATGCTCCAACGCATCCATACCCTGCTCAATGAGGCCGACGCTGTGGTGCACTACAATGGTAGCCGGTTTGACATCCCCACGCTCAACAAAGAATTCCTGTTGGCTGGTATGGCTCCTCCGGCTCCGTATGCCCAAATCGACCTGCTACAGACCGCCCGTAGGCAGTTCCGATTCCCGTCTAACAAACTGGATTATGTCGGTCAAGCCCTCGGCGTAGGCCGCAAAGAAGGCCACGAAGGGTTTGAATTGTGGATCAAGTGCATGAACCGCGACAAGGATGCATGGCAGAGAATGGAAGCCTACAACAAGCAAGACGTTGTGCTGCTTGAACAGGTGTACTTCAAGTTCCTGCCGTGGATCAAGAACCATCCCAACCGGGGCGTACACTCCGAGACTCCGCTTGTGTGTCCTACCTGCGGGTCTAACGAGGTGCGTAAGCGTGGCTTCAACGTCACCAAGGCCGGTAAGTATCAGCGGTATCAGTGCAACGGCTGTGGCTCTTGGTCTAGCCAGCGTACCGGTGCTAAGTTGGATGAACTCGTATTGAAGGCGGTGTGATGCGAGACTGCAGCAACTGCTTCTATCGTGAGTTTGATCGCGGCTATTCTGCCTGTGTTACTTGCAGCGGCTACGCTAATTGGACTGCCAGGGACACTTACTTAAAGGAATATTTGGTGGAAGAAGACGTTGTTAACAGCCCCAAGCACTACACGCATGGTGGCATTGAACCTATCGACGCTATCGAGGCATGGGGTCTTAACTTCCGGCTGGCTAACGTAGTCAAATACGTTGCCCGTGCAGAGCACAAGGGCAGGCCGCTGGAAGACCTCAAGAAAGCCCTGTGGTATCTACAAAGAGAGATCAGTAAACGTGAGTCCAACGCTTGACGAATTAAAACAGGAACTCAAGAAACTCGACGAGGTAACACTTCTTGAGGTGCTAGACATCACCACAATGGAACTTGTCGAGTATCTTGATGACTACATTGACCAAAAACAACAAAAACTTTTTAGGACACTTTATGGCTGAAATGACTCCATACCAAAACTACATTGCCAAATCGCGCTATTCCCGGGTCCTTGACGATAAAGGTCGTCGTGAGCACTGGCCTGAGACAGTAGCACGTTACTTCGACTTCATGGAGAAACACCTGAAGAAGAAGCACAACTATGAGATTACTCCGGAACTCCGCAAGGAGCTGGAGGAAGCTGTTGTTAACCTGGAAGTAATGCCGTCCATGCGCGCCATTATGACCGCAGGGGATGCACTTGACCGTCAGAACGTTGCTGGCTATAATTGCTCTTATCTACCTATCGATGATCCGAAGGCTTTTGACGAAGCCATGTATATCCTGCTATGTGGAACCGGCGTTGGTTTCAGTGTGGAGCAAAAGTATGTCAGTCGTCTTCCAGAGATTCCGGATGCTTTGTTTGAGTCTAACACTATGGTGGTTGTTAAAGACTCCAAAGAAGGCTGGGCGAAGGCTCTCCGGCAAGTTATCGCATTACTATATGCCGGGGAGATTCCGAAATGGGACGTCTCCGCTGTCCGTGCAGCGGGAGCGAGGCTTAAGACATTTGGTGGCCGCGCTTCGGGTCCGGAACCGCTGGTTGAACTATTCCGTTACGTGGTTTCTAAGTTCAAGTCAGCCGCCGGCCGGAGGCTCCATTCAATCGAAGCCCACGATATTCTGTGCAAGATTGGAGAAGTCGTTGTGGTTGGTGGGGTGCGTCGATCAGCAATGATTAGCCTGTCAGACTTGTCAGACGACCGCATGGCACACGCCAAGGCAGGTAATTGGTGGGAAGGGCAGGGCCAACGTGCTCTGGCTAACAACAGCGCGGTGTACACGGTGAAGCCGGATGTCGGTCAGTTCATGCGTGAGTGGAGCAGTATTTATGAGAGTCATTCGGGAGAGCGCGGAATCTTTAATCGCTATGCTTCGGAATTGCAGTCAAGTAAGAATGGTCGCCGTAAGCTGGAGCAAGAGTGGGGCACTAACCCTTGCAGTGAGATTATTCTTCGCCCTTATCAGTTTTGTAACCTATCCTCTGTTGTTGTGCGTAGCGGCGATACTCTGGATCGACTACGGGATAAGATTCGCATTGCGACTATTCTCGGCACTTTTCAGTCCACGCTAACGCACTTCCCGTACCTGCGTAAGATTTGGCAGACCAACACAGAGGAAGAACGTCTGTTGGGTGTCTCAATGACCGGTATCCTGGATAACCAGTTGCTGAACAATCCCGACAATCCTGACCTTCCTGCCATCCTTGAGGAGTTGAAAGCACATGCTGTGGATGTTAATGCTCGCCTTGCTGATGCTATTGGCATCCCTCGTAGTGCCGCTATTACCGCTGTTAA